TTGGTATCCTGTCCACGCATTTACGCGCGTATAGGAAATTCTGTCCGAGTTGTCCAGTGATGGGAAGCCTATCCAAGTCTAAGAGGTGTTCTGTAATGAGAGAGAAAACAATCGAAAGGAAACTGGTTCTAGCGGTGAAGATCGCAGGAGGCATTGCACCAAAGTTTACTAGTCCTGGGTTCGACGGGATGCCAGACCGCCTTGTCCTTCTACCTGGAGCTCATATGGCATTTGTTGAGGTGAAAGCGCCGGGCGAAATGCCTCGCCCCCTTCAACTGGCGAGACATCGGATACTAAGGAGTATGGGTTTCAAAGTATATGTCCTAGACGATGAAGCACAAATTGGGAGGATCCTTGATGAAATACGAACCACATAGCTACCAGGAGTACGCCATCAATTACATTGAAGATCATCCTATTTCCGCAGTTCTTTTGGACATGGGTCTTGGCAAAACAAGCATCACATTAACGGCCTTGAATGATCTCCTCTTTGACAGCTTCCAGTCCCATCGCATTCTAGTGATCGCCCCATTGCGAGTCGCACGAGAGACATGGCCTGCTGAAGTGGATAAATGGGATCATCTTCAAAACCTCATCTATTCAGTTGCAGTCGGCACCGAGTCAGAGCGACGGGCGGCCTTAATGAAACCTGCTGACATCTACATCATCAACCGCGAGAATGTCCAATGGCTCATTGAGGATAGCAAGCTTCCCTTCAACTACGACACCGTTGTGGTGGATGAGCTTTCGTCCTTCAAAAATTATCAATCCAAGCGCTTTAAGGCCCTCATGAAAGTCAGGCCAAAGATCAAGCGAATCATTGGTCTGACGGGTACTCCTTCAGCCAACGGACTTATGGACCTATGGGCACAGTTTCGATTATTGGACCTGGGTGCTCGCCTTGGAAGGTACATCAGCCATTACCGTCTGGACTATTTTCAACCGGATAAACGAAATGGACAAATCATCTTTAGCTATAAACCACTCTCCGGAGCACCAGATCGAATCTATGACAAAATTTCCGATATCACAATCTCCATGAAATCCACCGATTATCTAGAAATGCCGGAGCTGGTTAGTAGTGAGTACCCAGTCCGCCTCTCCGAGAATGAACGTGTGCGTTACGACGAATTAACAAAGGATCTCGTCTTGCAGCTCCCTGACGGCGAAATCACTGCTGCAAATGCGGCAGCATTAACCGGGAAGTTATGCCAAATGGCTAACGGTGCGATCTACACCGACGATGGTGAGACCACCAAAATCCACGAACGAAAATTGGATGCACTGGAAGACATCATCGAATCAGCCGCTGGAAAGCCGATCCTAATAGCCTACTGGTTTAAGCATGATTTGGCACGCATCACTGATCGCCTGACAAAACTTCAAGTCAAATTCTCCAAGCTGGACAGTTCTGAGAGCATCCGCCGATGGAACAGCGGAGAACTCCCTATTGGCCTGATCCACCCCGCCTCTGCCGGCCATGGGTTAAACCTTCAAAGTGGAGGATCCTACCTCGTGTGGTTTGGCCTGACGTGGTCGTTGGAACTATATCAACAAACGAATGCCCGTCTCTGGCGGCAGGGCCAAACTGCCGAAACGGTTGTGGTGCAGCACATTGTAGCAAAAGGAACCATTGATGAGCGAATCCTTCAGGTTTTAACTGACAAGGATAAAAGCCAGTCAGCCCTCATTGATGCAGTAAAAGCAGATCTGCAAATCTAAAGACAATCAAAGACAAACCGTGCTAATCCGAGAGAATAAAATTCGGAGGTACACTAAATGGATCCATATGAGACCTTAGCCAACGCCATCGTCTTGAAGGCTGCAGAGGATTATCGAACGGCTCTCCGCTGGTATAAAAAGCGCCCAGAAGAAGCGATTCACCGGCGCAATAAAAAATCCATTGAACTCTTCTTCCGTTCTGAATGGTTCGGTATTCTAACCAGCCTTGATCCCGACATGCTTCTTGCGAAGCTTCGAGAGGAGGCAAAGCATGACTAAACGAGACTATCTTATCCAAGCCCGCGGCCTAGATCGACTCATTCGCAGTAAACTGGAGCAGATCGACTCTTTACGTGATCTTGCCGAGAAGTGCACTTCGACATTAACTGGGCTGCCAGGAAACTCAGACCGAAGCGTGTCCACGGTTGCCGATACGGTGGCGAAGATCGTTGACCTTCAAGTTGAGATCCTCCATGACATTGATGAATTGGTGGACATTAAGCGTGATATCATCCGATGCGTTAAGACCATTGGCAATACCGAGCTTCAGACACTACTGGAGCTGAGGTACCTGTGCTTTAAAACTTGGGAGGAGATTGCGGTGGAACTTAAGTACAACATCCGTCACATCTACCGCCTTCACGATGATGCACTGGATAAACTGGCTGTTCCCCAAACATGGCAGTAAGATACACTGTTTGTCATGGTGGTCTCTGTGTTATGTTAGAATCAACAAAAGAGAATTCAAAAGGCCTTCGTGAAACACCACGAGGGCTTTCCTTTTAGGTCATCGGTTTGGTCCCCTGTCGGTCCCCAAACATGGCAGTTAAATACACTGTTTGTCATGGTGGTCTTTGTGTTATGTTAGAATCAGCAAAAGAGAATTTAGACGAGCCTTCGCAGGAAACCGCGAGGGCTTTGCTTATGCCCTGAAGGAGGTGCCCAATGCCACGTAGACCCAAGACACCCTGCTCTCATCCCGGGTGCCCTGAGCTAACTGAGACCAGGTTCTGTGAGAAACATGCAAAGCTTGAGGCAGCAAGGTATGAGAAGTACGACCGGGATCCTGCCACCCACAAACGCTACGGTCGCACCTGGAAACGGATCCGAGACCGTTACGTCTCAGCCCACCCACTCTGTGAGGAGTGCAAGCGGCAAGGAAGGTTGACGCCAACAGCTGAGGTCCACCACATCCTACCACTCTCAAAGGGTGGTACTCATGATGAGGACAATTTGATGGCGTTGTGTACACCGTGTCATTCAGCGATCAGTGCGAAGGACGGAGATCGTTGGCACAGGCCTAGGGGGAGGTCAGATCTCTAAAAAAGTAAGTGATACCAACGGGTTTGGGGTCACGTGTAAGTTTTTTCATAAGTTTTGGGGGTATTAACCCCCTCCCGGCCAGAAATCTTTTTGAAAAAGTGTTTAGCAAGCCTCACAGTTCAGCATAATGCGCTTGAGGTGAAAAGTATGACTGACGAAGAGTTTATGAAAATTATGGAGGAAGAGGGAGTTGATGAAGCTTGTCGGCGAGTGATTGTCGAGGCTTGGCATGAAGTTCAAAAAGAGCTGTGGGAGGAATCCCGAAAAAATCTTAATTGACTTTGCCAAGAATAATTTTTAAATCAAAGTAATCAGGAGTCCTAACCAGGGCTCCTTTTGCATGCTCAGGGGGTGAGTCGATGGGAAAAAGAGGTCCGCAGCCGGGCACTGGTGGTAGGCCTCGGAAGGCTCTTGCGGACAAACTCCAGGACGGAAGTAATCGAAAAATTCAGGTTCTGCCGCTACCGGAGGGCCACTCAGAAGCTGGGGCTGACATGCCAAAGGCTGCTGAGTGGCTCTCTGCATCTCAAAAGAACGGCCATCCCTTAATCGCAAAGTCAATCTTTGAGGATACGTGGATGTGGCTTGGCAAACATAAATGCAGCCACCTGGTTCCAAAGCAGCAGATCGAACAGTACGCCATGAGCGCAGCGCGATGGATCCAGTGTGAGCAGGCCATCTCCGAGTATGGACTCCTAGCCAAGCACCCGACCACCGGTTCGCCCATCGCTTCACCCTATGTGAGCATGGCGCAGTCCTTCTCCAAACAAACCCACAGCCTCTGGGCTCAGATCTTTTCAATCGTTCGGGAGAACACCCTAACGGATTACTCAAACTCAACACCTCAAGATGATTTGATGGAGCGGCTCCTGTCCGCTCGGAAAGGGAAATGACATGGAAGTAAAATACTTAACAGCGGAAAGTGTCTGTGAAGGCCATCCGGATAAACTTTGTGATCTCATCGCCGACAGTGTTCTGGATGCCTGCCTTCGAAAAGACCGAGCCTCTCGAGTAGCCTGTGAAGTGATGGCTACCAAGGGAAAGATCATCGTGGCGGGCGAAATCACCTGCAGCGAAAAGATCGACATCAAAGGAATCGTTCGAAGCACCCTGCAACGGGTCGGCTACGATCCCAGGAAGTTTCAGACCATGGTGTTAATCCACCGGCAGAGCCAGGACATCGCTGAAGGAGTAGACAATGCCCTGGAAGCCAGGAATGGTGATGCTTCGTGGTTTGCCTCATTAGGCGCCGGCGATCAGGGAACCATGTATGGCTATGCCACCAATGAAACCAAAGAGATGCTGCCGCTGCCGGTGGTCCTGGCAAATAATCTGACTCGCCTCATTGACCAAGCAAGGCACGATGGGTTGATTAAAGGAATCAAACCCGATGGCAAAGCTCAGGTGACCGTGGAGTACCACGACGGGAAGCCCGTGCGAGTGAAAACCATCGTCGTTTCCGTTCAGCATGATGCCGCCAAGGTCAAGGATGAACTGGTCAAAGATATCATGAACCATGTGCTGCAGACCTGTTTTGAAAACTTCCCCTATGATGATGAGACAGAAGTTTTGATCAACCCCTCTGGACGTTTTGTAGAAGGCGGCCCGGAAGCCGACACTGGTCTCACCGGCAGAAAGCTGATGGTGGATACTTATGGTGGTCTTGCTGCCCATGGCGGTGGAGCTTTCTGTGGGAAGGATCCCACCAAGGTAGACCGTTCGGCAGCTTACATGGCCAGAAACATCGCCAAGCACATTATCCGGTGCGGCTACGCCAGTCGCTGCCAGGTGAATCTTTGCTATGCCATAGGCAAAGCAGATCCAGTAGCAGTGGATGTGGAGACCTTTGGCACTGGTGTGATCTCCGATTCGATTCTTCGGAAAGCAATCCGTGAAGTATGGAACCTGCGTCCGGCTGCCATCATTGATGAGTTTGACTTGCGGTTCCCCCGGTATAAAAGCACAGCGGTCTATGGCCACTTCTCATCCAATGTTTATCCCTGGGAGCTGGTGAGAAAGAGCCTGGAATTAGAGGAGGCGGTGATTCGACTTGGCCATGACAACTAGCGATTTAAAACTGGTCCCCATCAATGACTTGGTGCCCTACATCAACAATGCCCGGACTCACTCGCCGGCTCAGATCACAAAGCTGCGCTCAAGCCTTCGGGAATTTGGCTTTGTGAATCCGATCATCGTGGATAAAGACTACAGCGTCATTGCCGGGCATGGACGTCTGATTGCAGCCAAGGAAGAAGGCTTCACTGAGGTCCCTTGCGTCTTTGCAGACTACCTGACGGAAGCCCAGAAGAAAGCCTACATCATCGCGGACAACCGATACGCGGAAGATGCCGGCTGGGATGAAGAACTCTTACGACTGGAGATTGAAAGTCTCGAGGGAATGAATTTTGATTTAGGTCTGCTGGGATTTGAGCCGGCCGAACTTAACCAGCTCCTGACGGATGAAGACGGAATCAAAGAGGATGAGTTTGATGTAGATGCCGAACTACAAAAACCAGCCATTACCAACCCTGGAGATGTTTGGCTCTTAGGAAGTCACCGACTCGTCTGTGGAGATAGCACCAAGATTGAAGCATACCAAGCTCTGATGGATGGAAAGAAAGCGAATCTGACAGTTACTGACCCACCCTACAATGTCAATTATGAAGGATCCGCTGGCAAGATCAAAAACGACAATATGGCAAATGACTCGTTTTTCACCTTCCTCTTCGACGCATTCAAATGCATGGAAGAAGTGATGGCACAGGACGCTTCGATTTATGTATTCCACGCGGATACTGAAGGGCTGAACTTTCGGAAGGCTTTCTCGGATGCGGGGTTTTATCTCTCCGGCACCTGCATCTGGAAAAAACAGAGCCTGGTCCTTGGCCGGTCGCCCTACCAGTGGCAGCACGAACCGGTCCTCTTTGGCTGGAAGAAGAAAGGAAAGCATATGTGGTACTCGGATCGCAAGCAGTCTACGATCTGGGAATATGACAAGCCCCGGAAGAATGGTGATCATCCGACGATGAAACCGGTGGCTCTGGTGTCTTATCCCATCATCAATTCCAGCATGTCCGGCTGCATCG